AAGCCTCACTGCCCTACAGGCCCAGCAATACTCTATCCAAAAGGTCATAATAAACAAGACGAATACTTTTTGTTTGGTATTAAGTACAATTATGACAAATGGTTAGAGTTATCTAGACCATTAAGGAAGAAGGCAGATCAAGAAGATTTATCGGTTTAATAAATATTTATAAGTAAATTGACGAGTATGTCATTTAACTTAGAGAAATATTTAACCGAAAACAATCTGACCATTATCTCTAGAATTAGAGAAGAGATGGATCAAGATTTAGAGCCTTCAAAAGCTGATCTAAAACAGTCTGAAAAAGACTTTAGAGGACTTGACAAGAAGAAGAAAGAGTTACAAGATCTGCAGCAACAAGTAAAGGCAGTACTTGCTAAGTACACCGAAAGAGCTCCAGATGGTACTCTTAAACTCAAAGACGTAGCTGGCTACAAACAAGCTGTTGGTAACATTCCAGACAGAATTAAGCTACTCAAAAAACAAATTGATCAAGTTGAAAACCCTAAAATCGATTCAGATGAAGAAGACAGTATTTAATGGCCTAGCAGGATTAGCATTTTTAGCTCTTATTTGGTATAGTTTTATCTATTCACCAAAAAGATTTGACACAGCACCGTTCGCAGCTAAAATAGATTCACTCCAACATGAAATTGATTCTATTGATCTAGTAAACGATACATTAGAAATGGGAATTGCTGTTCTAGACAAAGACAACGATTACCTTTCTAGCAAAGTAGTTTCTTTGAATAATAAGGTACAAGACCTTAAAGGCGATTTGAAAGATGCACAACATGCACTAGCTTATACACCTACACAAGTAGATAGCTTTTTTGTAGCTAATTACAAAGAGGAATATGCTAAAGTATCTAGTGCCACTACGCATCTACCAGTTGAAGTAAGTAAAGCTGTTGTAGTTGATTTGAAAGAAGGTCAAGTAAACGAAAAGATTGTTGTAGCACAAGATAGTGTTATTCAAACACAAGCTTCATCAATCCAAAATAGAGAGGCGGTTATTGTAACTCTTAGACAAAAAGAGACTAACTACCAATCTATCATACAAAAGCAAGTAGAACAAGGCGAGAACTATAAGATCCAAATTGATGGTCTAAAACAAGACCTCAAGAAAACTGATAGAAGAGTGAAGATGAATAAAATACAAAAGTTCGTTTTAGGAGCTTTAGTAATAGGTCTTGCTGTAACACACAAATAATGTCTGAACAACAGATACAGATAAAGGAGAGGATTAAAGAGGAGTTTGTTAAATGTGCAACGGATCCAGTTTACTTCATGAAGAAGTATTATATGATCCAACACCCACAAAGAGGCAGACAATACTTTAATCTTTATCCGTTTCAAGAGAAGGTTTTAAAACTGTTTCAAAAGCATGATTATTCTATAATCAATAAGTCAAGACAGTTAGGTATCTCTACTCTTGTTTCGGCTTACTCGTTGTGGTTGATGTTGTTCAACAAAGATAAAAACGTTCTTGTTATTGCGACTAAGCAAGATACAGCAAAGAACATGGTAACAAAAGTAAGGTTTGCTTACCAGAACTTACCAACTTGGCTGAAGATAGGAACATCAGAAGATAATAGGCTAAGTCTTAGACTAGCGAACGGTTCTCAAATCAAAGCAGTTTCGGCGGCAGGTGACGCTGGACGTTCTGAAGCGGTATCATTGCTAGTCATAGACGAAGCTGCGTTCATTGACAACATTGAGACTATATTTACTGCCGCTCAACAAACCTTGGCAACAGGTGGTGGTTGTATAGCTTTATCTACTCCTAACGGTGTAGGTAACTGGTTTCATAAAACGTATTTGTCAGCTCAAGAACAGCAAAACAGGTTTTTACCGATATCGCTTCCTTGGACAGTACACCCTGAACGTAATCAGGATTGGCGTGACGAACAAGACAAAATATTAGGTAAACGAAATGCTGCTCAAGAATGTGATTGTGACTTCGCAACATCAGGTAACACAGTTATAGAACCAGAAATATTAACTTGGTATGAAGAGAATCAAATATCAGAACCAATCGAAAGGAGAGGACTTGATAAAGCGTTATGGATCTGGGAATATCCAGATCCTCTTAAATACTATACAGTTGTCGCTGACGTTGCACGCGGAGACGGTAATGACTATTCTAGTTTTCATGTTATTGATACTGAATCGATAACACAGGTTGCAGAATATAAGTCACAAGTAGACACAAGAGACTATGCTAACATATTGTTGAGTATAGCTTCTGAATATAATAACGCCCTACTAGTTGTTGAAAATGCAAACATTGGTTGGGACGTTATACAAACAGTATTAGAAAGAGGTTATACAAATGTTCACTATAGTTACAAGCAAGACCAGAATATGGACTTCAGTAAATTTGTGGACAGGTTTAACACTCAAACAGGTTTAGTTCCTGGTTTTAGTACAACAGAGAAAACTAGACCATTGGTTATTGAAAAGATGCGTGATATTATAGAGACTAAACTAGCTAATATAAAGTCAGTAAGACTATTAGAAGAGCTTAGAGTTTTTATATGGAAGAACGGTAAAGCACAAGCAATGCAAAGTTATAATGATGATCTGGTTATGAGTTTTGCTATAGGAATGTACCTTAGAGAAACATCTTTGAGGTTCAGAAAGACAGCTGAGAATTTGACTTATGCAGCGTTGAATAGCTTTACTAAGACTCAAGACAGAAGTATCGCTTACAATGCTAACCATCAAATGAATCAGAACCCTTGGGTTATGAATATGAATACACCTAGAGGTGGTGAAACACAAGATTTAACATGGCTACTACAATAAAATAATATGGCAGAACAACAAAGACAAAACAATTTATTCTCTACCTTAAGACGTCTATTCTCAACTGACGTTATTATCCGTAATGAAGGTGGAGACATGTTGAAAGTTATCGACACAGACACCATTCAAAGATCTGGTGTTATTCAAACTAACTCTCTTGTAGATAGATTCAACAAAGTCTACACAACTTCAACAGCTTATGGTGTAAACCTTAACTTATCACAGAACTATCAATCAGCAAGAGTACAAATTTATGCAGACTATGATGCTATGGACACTGATGCTATTTGTTGTTCAGCATTAGACATCGTAGCAGATGAATGTACACTTAAAAATGAACAAGGTGAAGTACTACAAATTAGATCTTCTGATGAAAACATTCAGAAGCTCCTCTATAACTTATTTTATTCTGTACTTAATATTGAATTTAATCTTTGGTCTTGGGTTCGTAACATGGCTAAATACGGTGACTTCTACCTCAAATTAGAGATCGCTGAAAAGTACGGTGTTTATAATGTAATTCCTTTTTCTGCTTACAATATTATCCGTGAAGAAGGATTTAATCCTCATAATCCACAAGAGGTTAGATTTAAATATGATCCTAATGCAACATTAGCTTCATCTACAGGATATAGCTCTATCAAAAATACAGATACAGGTATTTGGTTTGATAACTATGAGATGGCGCACTTTAGATTGACAGGAGATGTTAATTATCTTCCTTATGGTAGATCTTATTTAGAGCCTGCTCGTAAGTTATTTAAGCAGTATGTATTGATCGAAGATGCGATGTTGATCCATCGTATTGTTAGGGCTCCTGAACGCCGTATATTCTATGTAAATGTAGGTGCAATTCCTCCTGGAGAAGTTGATAACTACATGCAGAGAATGATTCAGAAGATGAAGAAGACGCCTCTAATGGATCCTAACACAGGTAATTACAACTTAAAATACAATCAACAAAACCTATTAGAAGACTTCTTTATCCCAGTTCGTGGTAACGATACTTCTACAAAGATTGATACAGCAAAAGGTCTTGATTATAACGGTATTGAAGACGTTGCTTACTTCCGTGAGAAGCTATTTGCAGCTCTTAAGATACCTAAGGCTTTCATGGGCTACGAGAAAGACTTGACTGGTAAAGCTACACTAGCGGCTGAAGATATTCGCTTCGCTAGAACTATTGAAAGGCTTCAAAGAATCATCATTAGTGAGTTGACAAAGATAGCTTTAGTACATTTATATGCTCATGGATACACAAATGAATCAGCAGCTAACTTTAGCTTATCTCTTACTAACCCTTCAATTATCTACGATCAAGAAAGGATAGCACTATTTAAAGAGAAGATTGATCTTGCTAAGCAAGCAATGGAAGGAAGTCTACTACCAAGAGACTTTATCTATGATAAAATCTTCCACTTCTCTGAAGATCAATATGCTGAACTTGAAGACATGATTATTGAAGACAAGAAGAGAGAGTTTAGATACGCACAAATACAAGAAGAAGGAAATGATCCTGCAGAATCAGGACAAGCATACGGTACACCTCACCAAATAGCTAGTCTATACGGTGGAAAAGAAGACTCTGTCTTGAATGTACCTTATGGATATGATGAGAAGAAGCCAGGTCGTCCTAAGTCAGTAACATCAATTATTGGTACAGACAACTCAAGATTCGGTCGTGATCCAATTGGTCAAGCTGCATACTCAAAAGACGCTGAAACTGGTGAGAATGATATGGACGTGAACTACAAAGGAGGAAGTGCTTTAGCTCTTGAAAGTACAATGGCAGAGCTATTGAGATACAAAGGCATGTTGGGTGATGTGTCTAAGAAGTTTGGCTCAAGAAAAACTAAGTTATTTGAGGAGTCAGATCTTCTAAGTGAGGACAATATAAAGGATGGTTTAGACTAGATATATAGATATTTATTAAAAGCGGACTCGTATAAAAACTATGGCCATAAAACACAGCAAATATCGTAATACCGGTATTTTATTTGAACTCTTAGTTAGACAGACAACATCTGACTTAATAAATAATCAAGACTCTAAGGCAGTTAAGATCCTTAAGAAGTACTTTACTAATACCGAACTAGGAAAAGAATATAGCCTTTACAGCACATTCTCATCTAGTCCAACCTTGTCTGAAGCAAAGGCAGAGATCTTGATTTCTACTATTTTAGAGCAATATAAGAAGCTCGACTTTGAAAAGATCAACAAATTGAAGTATAATTTGATCAGAGAGATCAAAAGTAACTACGATTTGGACAACTTCTTTAAGGCAAAAGTAGACAATTATAAGCCATTTGCTTCCATTTATACTATATTCGAGTCCCAAAATGCTAAGTCAATTGACACCAAGCAAGTGCTTTTGAACAAAATCAACCTTCTGGAACATCTTACCGCTAAAGATATGACAGATGCTAAGGCTCCTAAGTCTTTGGTTGAGGAGTTTATGAAAGAAGACAAAGAGATTAGACTATTAGCCTATAAAATACTCGTTGAGAAGTTCAATAATAAGTACAAAGACATGTCTGATAGACAAAAAGAGGTACTAAAAGAGTACATCACTAATGTTTCAGACACAAAGAACCTTAAAGAGTACTTGAATAATCAATTAGAGACAATCAAGAACGAATTAAATACATTAAAAGAGTCTACAAAAGATCAGGTTGTTAAAATCAAACTAGAAGAGGTACTTAAATTCATCAAACCGATTAAAGAAAATCAATCGATCAAAGATGAAATGATCACAGGTATCCTTCAGTATTTAGATTTAATTGACGAGCTTAAAAAGGCTTAACCTTGAAACAATTTAACAACCAATTCGCTACTCAGAAACTACGCCAAGAGACTAGTATGACTGGTACAGGTGCTACTTTTACTCCTGGTACTGGTGAACAAGCAGGTCCTGTAGCTACAAAGAAGATAGTTAAAAAGAAATTGAAGCCTGAAGTAAAGGATGTTGAGCCTAAATTAGCTGCAGGTAAAGCTAAAGTATATATGAAAGATAAGTGGGGTTGGACAGATGCTCCTTCTATACCTAACCGCCCATCAAAAGGTGGATATATCTACAAACAACTATTTGAAGAGCTTTCTGATGCTATTAAAGAAGTAAGTGTTCCTGATAACATAGCTAGTTTTGCTAAAAGAAAAGGCGCAACAGATATAGTTAATACCGTAGCTAGTTGGGCAGAAAAAGCAGGTAAAAAGATTGTTGGTGGAACTGCAATAGGAAAAAATTATGGCACATTGGTATTAGATTTAACTCATCAAGGTAGTGAGATCTATATCAATTTAGAGAACGATTCTATAGAAGTAAATGGTCAGCGTGTTCGTAACTATGATGACTTTGCAAGTGCCTTAGATAATCAAGATGGATCTGAAGAACAAGGAGATGATGAAGACAGATATGACTGGTTTACAAACACTTATACTGAAGACCTAAACGAAAGCTATTCTAAATTCAAGACTGAGACCAAAACAAGAGGTAAGTCTGACCAATTCCATCAAGCTATT